TCAGCCGATTATGCTGCGCTCGGCTCCCCTGGCGATGGCCTGGGCTCCGACAGGGTCGTCCCACAGATGCCCATACCGATCCATGGTGAATTGAATGCTGGCATGCCCGGCCCAGGTCGATACCTGTTTCGGGCTGGCCCCCTGTTCAATCCATAGACTGACGGCGACGTGCCGCAGGGCATGAAGGGCGAAGTGCGGCCGGTGATAGTCGTCCTCCCCTTCCCGCTTCTCGACATCGGCCAGGCCGGCGGCCACCATGAGCGGAACCCAGGTCCGATGGTAAATGTTGGCGTAGCTCTCGACCGTCCCTGCGCCGGTGGGGAAGATCAGGCCGAGCTCGTTCTTGGGGACGGCCAGCACCCACCGCTTTAGCGCGACCACGGCCGCCGGCGGCAACGTGACGCTGCGTCGGGATTTCTTCGACTTCACCGTGCCGATCTTCTGCCAGTTGTCGGCCCGCTGCGACACCCGAACCTTGCTTTCGGAGAGAAGCAGATCGCGCCGCGGCAGCCCGCGCAGTTCCGAGGCGCGAAGACCGCCGAACATCAACAGCGCCACCATGGCGGTTGCACGCCCGGTGCTGTCGAATTTGGCCGCCGCTTCCCATAGGGCTTTGAGCGCCGCTTTGGGCGGTATCTCGACGCCCTCGTCTTCCCGCTCGCCGCTGGTACGGATCGACACCGCGGTGCCCGGATTGCTGGCGATCCAGCCGGCGCCCTGGGCATGTTTGAGGATCAGCCGGAACATGGCGAAGACCCGCGTCGCCATGGCGTCGGAAACGCTGGCCTCGAGCGCACGGCCATAGGTGACACAATCGGGGCCGGTCAATCGAGACAGCTTGAGCGCGGCCACGGCGTATGGCTCGAGGTGCCATTTGACCTGGCGCCGGTACGCCTCGAGCGAAGACCGCTCGCGCTTGCCCGACTGCACCAGATCGGCAAAGTCGGCCAGGAAAGCCTTGGCGGCGTCCAGCACCGTGATCGAAGCCTTGTCGGGGACATGCAGCCCGGTGGCAAGCTGGCCTTCGACCAAGACCCGCTCGGCCTCGGCGTCGGCCTTCCTGGCGAACTGCTTCATGTGGCGCTGGCCGTCCCGGTCATAGTAGCTCAACCGCCAAGCGGTTCTCGCCTCCCCTGCCCCGGTCGTCCATGTCCGCTTGGTGACTTTGGCCATGGTCACGCCCTCCGGTTGGCGTGGGCCCGGTCGGCCAGTCCCCGAAGGTCTTGAACCTTCATGTAGAGCTCGCCCAGCACCCAAGCCAGGCCCTCGGTGGGGCCGAAGCTCGCGCCGCGGCCGGATTGCTTCTGGTGGGCGCGGACATTGGCGAGGATGGTTTCGGTCATCGCATGCACGGCTTCAAAGGCGCATTCAATGTCGGTGACGGTGTAGCCCAACTCAGTGGCAAAGTCGGCGCTGACGGTGGTATCATTCGACTCGAACTTCTTCATGGTATCGCATCCTTGTTTGAGGTTCCCGGCCGGTATGGGGTTGCCGCCCCGTACCGGCCATTTTCGTCCCGGAAACCTCCGGAACACTCAAATAACTGTACGCCGCGATTTGAACGCTTGCAAGCCAAATCTCTTTGTGCTGTTATTAGGCATCCTGAGAGTGAGGTTTGATATGCTGGACCGTGCAAGGGTCTTAAACTGGTGGATCGGAAGGCTTACCGACGCAGAGCTCGCCGAATACGCCGGCATGACGCTTCGGAACGCCCAAATCGTTCTCAACGTCCCGGTGTTGAAGCAGGAGATAATCGGCGGTGGTCGGGGAAGCCGAGCCACCCGCCGCGTTCCGCAGCGAGTGCGCGCGGCAATGGCCTCGGTTCAAGCCCTGCACGACGCCGGCATGACCTTGGAGCTTGCTGCGAAGATCGTCGGAACATTCGGGACGCTTCTTGACGCGATCAATCGAACGTTGGATTTCGACCCGTACCCGGCGCTGGCTGTCCAACTGGCCGACTTGGCGCCCGATGACGGATTCATATCCGTTGACTTGGTTCCGCCGCACATTGCGCGCCACTGTTTCGTCACCGATGACCAGCCCGACACAGGGAACGCATTGGAGCCGAGCCGGGAAACCGGCGAATACGACCCGCTGGGTCTGCTCGCCCCCGATAGTCGCGGCGATGAAGGGTTGCCGTGGGACGTTCACCTCGAGATCATCGACGGTCGTTGGGCCTTCTTCCGGCGGTCAGTTCCGCCCGGAACGACAATTCTCGCCAGCGCGTTGAAAGGCATCGCCTTCGATACCAAGGCACTCAAATACGAATTTCGGTATCTCGGCGCTATATCCGAGGACCGGAAAGAGGTTTTCGTCTGCGACGATGACGACATCGTGCAGCGCGCCGAGCACCACAGGGACCATTTCGAGTCCCGCCTTGTGGTCAATCTTTCCCTCGCTGCACGGCGAATGAAACGGAGAGCCTTGGGCATCCCCACCCCCCGCTAGGAGCTACGAACATGATGGATCAAGCAGCGCACCGCGAGGTGCGAACAGTCGAACTTTGCCCGGAATTGGCCGACGACATCCTCCGCGGTGCCGATCAGATCGCGGCCTATTTGTTCGGCGATGTCCGCCATCGCCGCAAGGTCTACCACCTGGCCGAGAACACCAAGTTTCCGATGTTCCGGCTCGGCTCGATCCTCTGCGCCCGCAAGTCCACCTTGCGGCAATGGATCGAGGACCAAGAGAAGGCGGCACGGCGCTGACCCGAAGGGAACTATGGCCATGACGCCCGATTTCAAGCCACCAAAGCGGCCCGAGGAGTGCGGCAAGCCTGTCGGCGATCTGCTGTATCGCTGGCTGTTCTTCGCCTGGCTGTCGCGTGATCCGAGCTTGCGTCGATCCGACCTCGCTGTCGCATTCGCCATGCTGGACAATTGGTGGGAGAACAGGGGCAAGCCCGGAAACATCGAGGGCGCCGTCCGCTTCCTGGCGGCCAAAGCCGATCTGGCGCCCCGTATTGTCGCCGAGTCCATTAATCGGCTGGTAGACCGCGGCTATTTCGTCCGGACAAAAGAGAGCAAGGGCTGTTCGGCGGCCTGGTATCGAATCGGAGCGTTACCCCCGGGTGATACGCAAATCGAAATTGCGTCACCCCCGGGTGATACACAAGCGTTACCCCCGGGTGATACGCAAATCGAAATTGCGTCACCCCCGGGTGATACAAGAACCACTAAGAGGGTTCCTCGTAGCTCCAGCGGAGAGGAACCCAACTTAGTGGGAACGCCTTCGGCCGTAGGGGTCGGGTCTAAAGACCCTCCCCCCGTCCGGCGTTCCCCTAAAAGCCAAAACAAGACAGCCAAGCCCGCCAGGCCCGCCGACATGTTTGACGGAGTGCCCGGCTATGACGACTGACCACGATGGAGTCCACGCCATGACTGCCAACACCAAGCCGAAGCCTGAGAAGGCCACCACGGTTACGACGAAGATGCCGACCATGTTGGAGCCGCCAAAGAATGAGTTCAACGATTTCCCGGAGCTCATAGACCTTATACAACGCAAGCTGACCAAGCACGATTGGAAGGTCAATGCCGAGGATGTCTATCCCGAAGACCTACAGCCCATAATAGATTGGGTTCGTCGGTGGGAAGAAATCACCGATTGCGAGGCCGAATATGAGGGCCGGCGTGCATACGCTGAAAACCGAGTAGGCAAGCTCGTCGATGTTTTGCCCACGCCCAAGGTGGTTCGTGGCGTATTCGTGGCCGAGGCTGGCAGGGTGTTGGCTCGATATTCTGCCGACATTCTCAGGAAGATTTACGACGACGTTATCGATAGCGAAGTCCGACTTCCGACCATAGCCGAATTGCGGAAGCGAGCCGAGGCCGAGGCCGAGCATCGCCGGGTAATTGGCTGGGCGGCGAGGCGCGCGCTTCCTATCTCGACGAAATGTGAAAATGAGCGGCAGGCACATGAAGCGCATGTGGAGGCCATACTTGCGGATGCCAGAAAGCATCTCGGCGACAAGACCCCAGATGTGTGGGAGTTTGAAGGCGCCGCGTATTTTACCGGCAGGGCTGTAGCGGCGCACGATAGGTTTATCAAATTACGGAGCTGGTTCTGGCCAGCCGTAGAGCGGCGCCTTGCTGCCGGCTGCGCCCATACTGCCGAATGGGTCCGTCTCATGTATAACGAGCACAGGGCCGATTCGAAACTCACGCCCGTCATCGCTGCCGAACTGATGCTCAAGGTGTTCCCGTACATCAAGTCGGAGCGCCCCGCGAATGCCGAATGATCCCTTCTACAAGACGAAGGCATGGCGGGAACTGCGGGCGCAGCGGTTGGCGATCGACAACCACCGATGCACGGTGCCTGGATGCAACAGGGGCGCTGTCGTGGTCGATCATCTGGTGCCGCACTCGCTCTCGCTTGCCGATCTGCGCTCGCTCTGCCGTGAGCACGACAACCAGGTGAAGGAAGACCAGCACGGCCGACGGCGCCGCGGTGGCCAGTTCGTCGTGCATGGATGCGATGCCGACGGCAACCCAATCGACCCCAACCACTGGTGGAAGCGGCCATGAAGATGCACGGAAAAATCTCTAACAGTCGGGCCAAGGGACCGGGCGGGGGGTCGAGCATTCAGTTAGTTTCACTCATGGGGGAGGCTTGACATGGGCTTGCGTGGACCTGGCGCCCGGCCGAAGCCGAAGACAACCGCCCCCGCCACCCGGAAAAAGCGGCCGGCATGGAAGAAGCCGGGCTTGAGCCGTGCCGATCGCATGATCGCCTTCATCGAAGGGCTCAAGATCAGTTCGGGGATGCACGCCGGCCGCAATTTCCTGCTTCGCCCGTGGCAACGGGAGATCATCGCCAAGATTTATGCCACCGATGCCGACGGGCACCGCCCCGTGCGCACGGCGCTGCTGACCATGGCCCGGAAACAGGGCAAGTCTGCACTGGCCGCGGCCCTGGCCCTCGCCCATCTGGTCGGCCCCGAATCGGTGCAGCGTGGCCAGGTGTTCAGCGCCGCATCTGACCGCCACCAGGCCGGCCTGATCTTTCGTGAGCTTGTCGCCTTCATCGAGGCCGACCCCGAATTGATCGCCAGGTGCAACGTCATCCGGCACAACAAGAGCATCGAGGACATGGAAACCGGCAGCATTTACGAGGCGCTGTCGTCCGACGCCCACCGCGCCCATGGCCTGTCTGGCAATTTCGTCATCGCCGACGAGCTCGCGCAGTGGCAGGCCGGTGGCCGCGAACTGTACCAGGCGCTCGACACCGGCCAGGGCGCCCACGACGAACCCTTGATGGTGGTCATCTCGACCAAGAGCGCCGACACCAACAGCGTCATGTCCGAGCTTGTCCAGTATGGCCGCGAGGTGAACGCCGGCACCATCGTCGATCCCCACTTCGCCGCCTTCATCTACGAGGTTCCCGAGGCCATAGACGACGTGCGGCGCCTGCTGACCGACGAAAGCCTGTGGGCACTGGCCAACCCCGCCTTGGGGGACTTCCGGTCGCTTGCTGACCTCCGCAAGGCCGCCAAGATGGCATTGCGCCTCCCGGCCCAGGTGCCGGGGTTCCGCTGCTACTTCCTCAACCAAGAAGTCGATGCGACAGCCGAGCCGATCTTTCCCCGCGATCTGTGGGACGCTTGCGCCGGCCAGGTCGATCGGTCGGAGCTTTACGGCAAACGGTGCTGGGGCGGGCTGGATATGTCGTCGGCCGGCGACATGTCGGCGTTTGTCCTGTTCTTCCCCGACACCGGCGCCGTCATTGCCCGCTATTGGCTCCCCGGAGACGGCCTGGCCGACCGTGTCATGCGGGATAGGGCACCCTACGACGTATGGCGCGACAATGGCGTCCTTGACGCTCCGCCGGGCCGTGCGGTGGATAAGCGATCCATAGCCATGGCGATGGCCGAAGCCGCGGCCGAATTTGACATCGCCGGCATTGCGTATGACCGAGCCCGAATCAAAGACCTGATGAAGCTGCTCGACGACGAGGGCATCGACTTGCCCCTCGTCGATTTCGGCCAGGGGTTCATATCCATGGCCCCGGCGATCGACGCCCTCGAGGAGTGGGTTCTCAAGTGCAAATTGCGCCACGGCAATAATGCCATCCTTCGGTGGAATGTCGCGAATGCGAAAGTCGAGATCGATCCGGCCGGAAACCGGAAGATCACCAAGCGGAAATCGCTCGGTCGCGTCGATGGCCTTGTATCGCTGGCAATGGCAATTGGCTTGTTCACTCGAGAGCCGCCACCGCCGACATATGCCTTCACGGGAATGGTACTGAACGTCTCGTAATAGTCCGTAATCCGACCCTGCCGTCACTTGACTTTGACTTGTGGCGCGCGGAAGGATCAATGCGCTAGCCACGGATTTTCCCGCCGAGAGGCGGCACGTCCCATCGATGGAGTTCAATTCAAATGAAGCTCAAAGACCTCATGGAAACCCGCGCCAAGACCATCACCGCCATGCGCCAGATCGCCGATACCCCGGCCGGCCAGGGCGGTGAACTGTCTGACGAACAGGCCCACCAGTTCGACGAGATGCGCGGCAACCTGGCCCGTATCGAGAAGGAAATCGAACGCGCCGAAATGCTGGACGAAGCCGAGCGCCGTATGCTTGGCCAGACCATCACCGGCACCGGCGACAGCCACCTCGACAACGAGCTCCGCAACTTCTCGCTGATCCGCGCCATCGCCTCCCAGGTTCCCGACCTGGCCGGCAAGGTCGATTGCGGCCGCGAACGTGAGATGTCTGCCGAAATGCAGCGCCGCAGCGGCGTGACCGCCAAGGGCATGATGGTGCCGCTGAACGTGTTCGAACAGCGCGTCACCACCACCACCGCCCCGGTTGGCGGCCCCGGTTCCAATCTGATCGCCACCGACCATCTGGGCGGCCAGTATATCGACCTGTTGCGCGCCAAGCTGGTGATGCGCGGCCTTGGCGCTCGCGTGCTCAATGGCCTGGTCGGCAATGTCGAAATCCCCAAGCTCAAGCAGTCCACCACCTCGGCTTGGATTGCCGAGAATGGCGCCCTGTCGGCCAGCGACCTCGAGCACACCAAGGTGACGATGTCGCCGAAGCATGCCGGTTGCTTGACCGAGTTCAGCCGCAACATGCTGATGCAGTCGTCCCCCGACATCGAGCAGCTTATTCGCGCCGACTTCGCCGCGGTGCTGGCCGAGGCCATTGACCGCGTGGCGATCAAGGGCGGCGGCAGCAATGAGCCCACCGGCATCCTGGGCACCAGCGGCATCGGCAGCGTGGCCATGGGCACCAACGGCGGCGCGATCACCTGGGACAAGGTTATCGACCTGATCGCCGAATTGGAAACCGACAACGTCGAGGGCACCGCCTTCCTGACCAACACCAAGGTTCGGAAGTCTGGCCGCAAGGCTTTGAAGGTGTCCGGTGACGCGGCCGGCGGCTTCATCTGGACCGAGCCGGGCAGCCTGGCCGGCTACAATGCGGCCATCACCAATCTGGTGCCCAGCGACGGCACCAAGGGAACCGGCACCAATCTGTCGAGCATGATTTTCGGCAACTTCTCCGATCTGCTGATCGGCTACTGGTCGGCCTTCGATCTGCTCGTCAATCCCTACGAGGCGACGGCCTATGCCAAGGGCAATGTTCAGGTCCGCGGTATGCTGACCATGGACCTGGCCGTTCGGCACCCGGAATCGTTCGCCGCGATTACCGATCTGGTGACTTGATGAGTGGGGCCAACATTGAGCGGCGCGCGCTCGTCATGGAGATACGCGCCGCCGGCCGCCGCCTGGAAGGTTACGCAGCCACGTTTGGGACCGAGGCCAGGATCGCCGACTTTACGGAGGTGATCCAGCCGGGGGCCTTTCATGGCTCGCTCTCCCCCACCCGCGACGTGCTGGCGCTGGTCGATCACGACCCGAGCAAGGTGTTGGCCCGCACTCGTTCCGGCACGCTCCGCTTGTCGGAAGACCCGCGGGGCCTGTCGTTCTCTCTGGACCTCCCCGACACCCAGGCCGGCCGCGATGTGCTGGCCCTGGCCGAGCGGGGCGACCTGGGCGGGATGTCCTTTGGCTTCACGGTCCCCCAGGACGGGGAGCGGTGGCAAGGGAACCGGCGCGAACTGCGCAGCGTGCTATTGCACGAAATCAGCGTTGTGTCGGCCTGGCCGGCGTACAGCGGCACCAGCGTGCAAGCCCGTTTCGCCACTCCCAGACTGGCCCATGCAATCCGCTTTTTGGAGACATGCCGATGATCGGGCGCCTTATCTCCCGCCTCCGCGGATCGCAAGAAACCCGGTCCCGGTATTCCGGCGATGCCTATTCCCATTTCTCTGGCCACGTCAGCGCGTCCGGGCAACGTGTTGACGGTCGGGCGGCCGAGAACCTATCAACGGTTCTCGCCTGCGTTTCGGCGATCAGCACCGCTATCGCCAGCCTGCCAGCATACGTCTATCTCAAGATCGACGGCGGGCGCCAAGAGGACACGGGTCACCCCCTGGCCCGTCTTATCGCCAACGGGGTAAATCCCTGCCAGTCCTGGGCCGATTGGGTCGAATGGACGATGGCCTCGGCCTTGCTGCGCGGAAACGCGCTGTCCGAGGTGATCGTCGACGCATCCGGCGCCGTGGTCGAGCTTCGGCCGATCCCCTGGGATTGGGTGTCCGTCGTGCTGCTGCCCACCGGCCGCCTGGCCTATGACGTGGTCGAAGTGGCTGGGATGTATGGTGCCACTGGCCGCGTCCGCCGGCTGCTGTCGTCCGAGGTGCTGCACCTCAAGGACCGCAGCGACGACGGCAAGCTGGGCCGCTCGCGCATCTCTCGAGCCGCCGAAACCGTCGGCGGTGCCCTTGCCGTTCAAGACTTTTCCGGCAGCTTGTACCGGAATGGATTGAGCCCGAGCGGCGCTTTCCGCTTCCCTGGGCGGCTGGTGCAAGAGCAGATGGACAACATCCGCGAATCGCTCGACCGGCTGTTCCGCGGGCCGCACCTGGCCGGTAAGGCCATGATCCTCGAGAACGGCGCCGAGTGGCAGCCGATCAGCGTGAGCCCCGAGGATGCCGAGTTGCTTTCGTCCCGGCGGTTCTCAACCGAGGAGCTTGCCCGGCTCTATCAGGTTCCGCCCCCCATTGTCGGCATCTGGGACCATTCGAGCTTCACCAATTCGGAAACGGCCGGCCGGTGGTTCGCGCAATTCACGCTTACCCCCTGGATACGGAAATTCGAGGCCGAGTTTGCCCGATCGGTGTTGAGCTCGGCCGGGCGCGAAAGCCACATGATCGAGATGGACCTTTCCGGCTTCCTCCGCGGTGATCCGGCCCAGCGGTGGCAGGGCTATGACGTGGCCCTCCGCAACAAGGTGCTGACCCCGAACGAGGTTCGCCAGGCCGAAGGCTACAACGTCCGCGCCGGTGGCGACACCTGGGACGCGGGCGCCCAGACCATTGCATAGGGGGCGAAGATGGCCAAAGGGTACACCAACGTCGGCAAGCTGCGCCGTTTGCTGCGTCGCCTTCCTGACGATCTTACGGAACATGTGAAAGTGGCGATCAAGGAGGCCGCCGAAGCGGTTTATACCGACGCCGTATCCGCGGTCCCGAAGGATAGCGGGGAGCTTGCCCGCGCAATAAGCCTTTCGACAAGCCCCGACGGCCTCTCAACGCGGGTCGGGTTCTCAAAGAGGCTTTCCCGAACCGAATGGAACGAGGCCGGATGGCGCGCGAAATTCGTTGAATTTGGGACGAAGGGCTACCAGGCGGCCCCGATGGTCATCAGCCGACGAGTGAAGACCGATGTTCCTGGCGAGCGGAAATCCGAAACCCTGGAAGTCATCGGCTACATAAGGAAACGGGCGAATAGCAAGACGACGAGCATCGGTATGCGAGACGTGCCGGCCAGACCCGCCCAACCGTTCCTTGCGCCGGCGTTTGAAAGAAACAGGGAGTGGGCGGGCGCCCGTATCAGGGAGGCGATCCGGGAAGCTATCGCCCGTGCGGCAGCCGGCTAATCAGTTCTTCCCAGTCGGCGGGGCCGCTCCGCACGCCACGGAGCGGGAAAGCCGAATGCGGCGCAAACCTCCGAATTGCCACTGTCCGCACGGTGCGGACACGCCAATTCGCGGAACCACCCGTGAACAACGGGCCGTTTCCATGTACCCACCATGTACCCAGGAAAATATCGGAACCGATAGAAAGTGGCGGAAATGCTGGGATTTGCTCGATTTTTCTGGGAGGCCCCCAGAACGGAATCTGGGCAACGAAAAAGCCCGTAACTCATTGAAGTTACGGGCCTTTTCGATGGTAGCGGGAGAGGGACTTGAACCCCCGACCCCAGGATTATGATTCCCGTGCTCTAACCAGCTGAGCTACCCCGCCATCGCGTCGAGAGCGGTTCGTATAATAGCCTGGAAGGGCCCTGTCAAGACTCTCGCGCACGGCAAATCCAGCCGCCGCCCAGGACCCGTTCCCCCTGGTAGAAAACGCAGGCCTGGCCGGGGGCGACACCCTGCTCGGGCTCGTCGAGAATCACCAGGGCGCAATCGCCGTCCAGGCGGCGCAGCAAGGCCGGGGCGGGCGGGCGGGTGGAGCGGACCTTGACCGCGACGCGCAGTTCCCTCTCGTCGTCGCCCAGCCAGTTGACGCCCTCCACCTGGATCGTCAGGCAATTCAGGTCCTGGCGGCCTCCCACCACCACGCGGGCGGTTTCGGGCTCCAGCGCCACCACGTAGAGCGGCGGGCCGCCGCCCAGGCCCAGGCCCTTGCGCTGGCCGATGGTGTAGTGGATCAGGCCGGGATGGCGGCCCAGCACATTACCCGCGGTGTCGACGATCTCGCCCGGCCGGGCCGCGTCCGGGTGCAGGCGGGTGACCAGGGCGGCGTAGTCGCCGTCGGGCACGAAGCAGATGTCCTGGCTGTCGCGCTTGGCCGCCACCGGCAGGTTGTGGCGCGCCGCGATGGCCCGCGTCTCGTCCTTGCCCGCCATGTCGCCCAACGGAAAGCGCAGGAAGTCCAGTTGGGCCCTGGTGGTGGCGAACAGGAAATAGCTCTGGTCGCGATTGGGGTCGCGCCCGGTCCACATCTCAGGGCCCCGGGGGCCGGAGCGGCGGCGGATGTAATGGCCGGTGGCCAGGGCGTCGGCGCCCAGATCCCTGGCCACGCCCAGCAGGTCGCGGAACTTGACCGTGCGGTTGCACTCGATACAGGGCACCGGCGTGCGCGCCGCCAGATAGGTCTGGGCGAAGCGCTCGATCACGTCCTTGCGGAAGGTCTCCTCGAAATCCAGCACGTAATGGGGAATCCCCAGCGCGTCGGCCACGGCGCGGGCGTCATGGATGTCCTTGCCGGCGCAGCAGGTGTTGGGACGGCAGGCGCCGGGCTCTATGCCGCTGGCGGCCAGGTCGTAGAGCTGCAGCGTGACGCCCACCACGTCGTAGCCCTGCTCCTTCAGCAAGGCCGCCGTCGCCGACGAATCCACGCCGCCCGACATGGCGACCACCACGCGGGTGGCCGAAGCGGGCTTGTCGATGTCCAGAGTGTTCAT